CTCTAACACCAGCTAAATCAGAAACGTCAGGAGCAGCAGTTAACCTACCGATTGCTACAGTAGCAATTGATGCACCAATAGCAGCAGCTCCATTAACATAAGGAGAGTCTAAAGTCCATGCAGTTTCACTAGCTTTACCTGCTATTTTGTAAACAGGAAGAGTTAAAGTAGTAGCGTGTCCAATACGAACAAAATCTCCTACAGCTAACACAGTTCCTCCACCAGCAGTTGATGCAGATAAAGTTAAACTTGTGTCACCATTTACTACAGTAGCTGTAATATTTGCAGGAGCAGAAGTAACTAATTGAGCAGAAGCTTGGTTAGTTAACAAAGAAGCAAGTACAAACCTGTCATAAGTAAACAATGCAGTGCTTAAACTTTTACTGTTTACCAACTTAGTCCAATCATAAGCTACTTGAAAAGGTGTAGCTTGAGCAGCTGTTTGATAATAAGTAGATGCAAGATTATAAGGTAAAGGTGCAATACCACGAGTTGTATTGGTCACAGTTAAATTATAACTACCAGCTACACTTGCTTGAATGGTATCAGAACCACTACCAGCATANCCTATTACGTTAACGTTAGGNATAGGAGCTACATAAGAAATAGCAGTAGCACCTGCTTTAACGACACCGTTAGGATAAATTATAACTTGTTTGAAGTTACCACCAATTACTCCACCTTGAGCAACCATAATCGGAAGCTGCTTTTGAGCAGCTGTAGGAGTGGTGGTGAGTAACGTAAAAGCTCCAGTTTCAGCGATTGAAAATACGCCAATTTCACCAGTAGCTAAGAGAGCAGGAGTTGTCGCACTTGTATAAGCAGCGGCATTTCCGAATAAAACAGTCTTTGACATTGTTTTTGTTTGTTTATTTGTTTAAAAATTAAAAAAAATTATTCATTGGTTGCAACAATTTCTTGATGCGTTTTGTATCTTTCACCAGCTTGCACTGCTTCAAGAAGATAATTAACTGTCATACTTACAATTTCAGANTGAGTATGTTCAGGTAAATCACAATCTTGACNTAAATAAAAAGATACGGTTCTTGGGGCACGAATATACGACAAAATACAATCTGTTACAACAAATATATTTCTGTCAATATAAATATTATATTTATAACCTGATGCAAAAAACAATGGAAAGCTAGGTATTGTTTTATTAAAAGGATCTGATTGCATTGCAAACACATCATCTTCTTGAACTAACTTACCACTTGTACTAGAATTAGACACATTATTATATACAGTATTGTTTAAAGTAGATGTTGCAAAAGTTATAGTATAATTTACACCTGAATTTAATGAAGCTACCCAAACACCTGCAATTTTATTCACAACTATTATTTGATTAGGATAATAAACATCTCTATAGTTTTCCCAATAAAACTCATATTGTGAAAAATTATAATTGTCTCTAAGCTTTTGTAATATAACTCGTGTTATATAAGTTAAGTCTTCTGTATAATTATATCTATTTGCTTCTGCGCCTAACGATAAAACATAACTTCCATTTTTAATTCTAAAATTTGCCCAATTAGTTACTGCAAAAGAACTGAAGTCTAAAACTGATATATTAATATTGTTTGCTATAGTAGTATGTGTAAACGTACCGCATTCATTACTAGCTATTTTAAATCTAGAAGCTACAGCAAACATATAATCTCCAGGTAAATAAAAATTTACTTTTTCTGTTATATCTGGATCATAACTTACAGGTATATACGCTTTGTTAACATAATTAGAAACAACTAGACTTCTTAAATCATCTATACGTTTTTCACTCATTTCAAAACCTTTACGTTTTAAATTAGAATCTTTACCGTAACGTTGTTTAACAAATCTTTGAATATTATTGTTTATAGCAAAGTCAACCTCTTGTTCAAGAATGTTCTCAAACAGAGCCGAATTGATTTTATTCATTTCAGTACCGACAGCTACATGCATTTCTTTTATATTCATATTCAAAGTTAAATGTTGCGGAGATTGGATTCGAACCAATGACCTTCAGGTTATGAGCCTGACGAGCTGCCTCTGCTCTACTCCACGATATTGTACACTACTTATATTTCAAAGTAGTGTACGATTGTTTATTTTTTTTCTAGTTTTGGTTTCGACTCTTTATGTTTAAAGCCTACACCTAAATTACTTAACTTAGCTAACATAATAGTATAGTTTTCAGAATTGTTAGGATTTTTCATATATGCAATAGTTGCATCTAAGTTACCTAATGGTTCAGAACCATATATGTATTCGTTACCTACTTTTTGTACAATTTGACTTTCTACCATAGAAGCAATTTGTGCTTTATATAAAAGATCAGGATCGGCTACAACTTTAGTAAAGTATTCTGGATCTTTGTCAAATATTTCTGCAATTTTTAATTCTTTTTCTTCTTTAGGAAGTGCAGTCAATACTGTAATTGAACCTAATTCTTTACTGTATTTAGTAGTAAGTTCTCTAGCTACCCAATCAAGTTTTANTTCATCATTAACTAATTCAGCAAATTTAATAGTAGCATTTGTTTTAGTTCTTAGNTTAGTAGTTTTCTTTACTAACTCTAATGCTTGATCTTCAATATAGTACTTTATGTTTTGAATAGCATCAGCTACAGTTTTTGATTCTGCAACATCTGGATGCGATTTAACATATAAATATTTTAAATAATCATCTAAGTTTTCTGGTTCTCCAGATTCATCTAATGTTACGTTTAGTTCTCTTCCCTCATAAGGAATAGAAATTAACATATTATTATAATGTTTGTTAACTTCTGTTCTAAATTTAGGATCTGTATGCTCTACTCCTATAATAGAAGGCATCCATTTCTTAGTTTCTTCAAAAGTTAAACCTGTACCAGTAGCTCCTGTTTTTGTAAGATGACTACCAATTGTTGCTGACCTTTCTTGAGTCAGACTTACGTGGACACCGAAGCGTCTAATTTCTTTTCTTTGAATCTTAATCTTTGTCATGTTCTTTTTCTTTATTATTCTTTTTAAAAAAAGAGAAGAAGTCTTTTACAACTTCTTCTCTTTAAATTTTTCTATAGTCCAGCTACACATTTAAGGTCGATAGAAGTATTGAACCTTCTAAGAACAACTTGTCCTGCTTTCAAGAAATGAACAGAACTACCGTCTTTATCAGTAGAAATTGTATCATTAACTTCAAAGCTAGTTCCAGAAGCAGCTTCATTTATACCTTTTACCATACCACGTAACATACCACGTCCTTTTTTACTAACCATAACTAAGTTAGACATACCGTCATAAGTAGAAGTATCTACAAATGCCATACGGAATGACTCAAGTGGAAGATTAGGATAATTAGGATGTTTAGGAGAAGCTAACGCTTGAGGACCATTATCAAACAAACTTGCAGTTTTGATTATAACTTTATAACCATCAACGTGTTCGTATGTGCTGAAAAATCCACCTAAACTCAAATTGTATCCTGTACCACTAACAAACTTGTTATCAGTTAACTTAATATAACCACGATTTGACAATTCGTTTTTCATTGCAGTGTCAAACGCCATACGTCCACCAATACCAGTAAACAAAGTAATTACTTTATTTTCAGCATCAGACATACCGTAAAAAGTATCACGAATTGTTTGGTCGATTTTATCAGCTGTTAAAGTACCATAAGTATCTTTATTAGTGATTTGCTCAAACATACCAGAACCCCTTACGATAGGATTTCCTTGTTCGTCACGCTCATTGATTACACCATAACTATCACGATTAGAAGTTGAATACCAATAATTGGTTTCACATTCTACACGGAAACTTAAATTGTGTTGATACTCTTCGTAAGGCCAATACATTTCTTTTGTACCTCCACCTTTAGTATCTAACAATACAGTTTTAGCTTTACGATGTTTGATGTTACCTTCGTAAGCATAACCTTTACGAATAGTACCTACATCACCACGTACTTTAACAGGTGCAGTACTAGTTGAAAGAGAACCGAATGAACCAAAACTTGCTACAGAGTTCCAACCATTTGCATATAATGCACCAGTCATTAATTCAGTAGAAGGTAAAAATTCAGTTAAGTTTTTAGAAACCAATCTTACTTTGTAACCCCAATTACCATTAACTTGGTCACGACCAGTAATACGTAATTGATAACCTAAAGGAGAAAGGATGGTATAACCTACAGGAAAAATACCTTCAGAAAAGTAAAGAGTGCCTTCAGTACCACTTACACCAAAAGATGTAGCATACGTACCAGTTGGAGGAGCTTGTAAAGGAACTGCTTTAATCATACGTCCAATAAGATCGTATTCGAATTCGTCTCCATCCACTTCTTGAAGTGCTTGCATACCTTCTGAAAGGTACATCAAAGGGAAACGTGAACTTTCCTGACCCATCATATGTGTCAGTACAGGAGCGATTTTGTCAGGTTGTGCATTAATTAAACGAGCAAAGGAAGCGTCATTGCTTTTCATTTGTTCGTTCCACACTTGATCCGTTAGAAATTGTGCCATTGTTTATTTATTTGTTTTTTTAAAAGTGAATTATTTTACGTTGAAAGATATACTATCGTCGCCATTGTTTTGTGCACCACCAGCACTTTTTAATTTACCTTGATTACTTGCTAGTCTATCTCTAAGGGTGTTGGCTTGTACAGTTTTAGCTGCGGCTGTTATATATTTTCCTAAATTAAATTTGTTTTTTACTGCTACTGCTAAAGCAATTCTATCTTCAACCGACATTGTATTTAAATCTTCTTGCAATTGTGGCATTCCAGACTTAGTTGGTTTAGACATATACTCTAACATAGCTTTTTGTTCTGCAACAGGAATACTGAAACTGTGTACTTTACCGCTTTTAATAGTAGCGTCTACACTTCCCCAATATTGTTGTATTTGTTCTTTTTTAACAGCGTCGGCTTCTCTTTGTTGAGCTACCAATCCTGCTCTTTCTTTTTCTTGTACAGCTCCTAATTTAGTAGAAGCAACTTTTGCTGTTTTTTGTAAAGTACCTGCAATTTCTAAATCTTCCAAAGCATCTTTAATTTCAGCATCGTCATAATCCATCTTTTTATAAAAAGTACGCATTATAGCTTTTTGAACATCTTCACTTTCTAAGTCTACTGATTTATAATCAATTTCAGGTTTAACAGAACTAAAGAACTTTTGAATACTGTCTTCATTTGCTTCATCACCTAACATTTGAATATAATCAAAAAAATCAGAAGCTACTGGAGGAAGTGATTCTAACCAAGTATTCAATTTAGCATCAGCTAATTTATCTGATGTGCTTTGAACAAATGTTGCTAATCCTTCTTCACTATCTTCATATTCTTCTTCTCCTAATTCAATTCCTAATTTGTCAGCTAATGATTGAAACAATGTTGGTTCAATAACAGGTTCTGGTGAAATAGGATCTTCAATTGGTTCAGGTTCAGCTACAATAGGTTGAATCTTTTTAGGTCTTCCTTTTACTTTAGGTTCAGGAATAGGTTCAGGATCTAATGTTGGTTCAGATTCGGGATCAGGTTCTAGTTCCAGTTTTGGAACAACACCTTTCGGGTCTACAATGATACTAGATATATCAAAATCTAATTCATCAGACCCTTCTTTTTCGATTGGGTTACTCATTTTCTAATACAAAGTTAATTTGTTATTTCTTTATTATGTGGTTTTTAACAGTTTGTTATATATATAACACTTATTTAGTTTTAGGTTTAGAACGTGCTATGCGTTCTTTACTTTTCATTTCTTCACGTTTAATAGACGCATCTTTTTCTTTCATGTCTTTTTCATGAGTTTGCCTTTCTCTATCGTTTTGAAGATTTGCATTTATTTCTTTATTTTTTAAATTTGATTCTATATTTAATTTTTGATTTTCAAAAGCAAGTTTAGCTTGTCCCATAATATCTAAACTATCATCGCCTTCATCCATACCTAAAGCTGTAAGTTCTGCTTTACGTAAATCCCAATATCCTTTTCTATCAATTTGTTCAAGAATCATTTGTTGTTGATTCTTCATAGAATTTATTCTCATATCTTCTATTTGTTTTTCATGAGTTTGTTCTTGTTCAGCAACAACCTGGTTATACTCTTGTAATTTACGTTCAGCAGCTTTAAGTTTAGTTTTAGCTTCAGCTATAGTTTCTGAATCTAAAATATCAGCAATAGCAGAAGCTTGCATACCATTTTGCATCATAGGTTGAGCTAGCTGTTTAATAGCATTAGCTCTTTCCTGTTCTTTACTAGAATTAGAAACTGCTATACCTATTTCCATTTCACAATAGTCTTCACCGTTTACGTCTAAATAAACCATCTTAGCAGTATCAGGCATTACAAAACTTGCTTTCTTACCTTCTATCCAAGCAATTTTAGAGTAATCTATCATTGCTTCTAAGTCACGTTTTCTAAAATCTTCAAACAAACTAAAATATGTTTCAGTAATTAAAGAGCTTTGTAATACTGCTCTTTCTACACCACCTACTGTTTCTGAACTACTTATCTGTCCTTCTCTTTGTCTTGTTATACCACACACTTCATCCCATTCTTGTTTAATAAATGTTAAAAGTTCAGTATACATATTAATAGTTTGAGANGCTAATTGTAATCTTGTTTGGTGAGTAGCATTCATTCTAACAGAATCTTTGCTGTAATCAACAAACAACATACTTACTCTATCAGCATACTCTAACCATTTGTCCATAGACCAATTTATAGGTTTCCAGTTAATGTCAATTAAAGCCATATCATCTTTCATTTTAGACATAGCTAATTTAAGACGATGAAAAGTAGCATTATAAAGAACTTGATAAGGTACACCTAAAGAAGTTAAAGAAATACTAGCAGAATTTATATTTGACATAGTTCTACCATTATAAGGAAGTTTACATTTAGATAAATTATCTAAAGAACCTCTTTGATTAGGTAATGGTCGCATACGCTTAAACATATTTGTTCCAATACGATAAGTTTCCCATACTTCATTAACCCAATATTTTTTAAGAGTTTGTTCTGGTGTAGCAGTATATAGTTCATCAACCTCTAAAGATTGCATTTCACCATATTCATCTATAAAGTCTACAATGCCTATTTGTTTACGAGATTTCCAACAAACATGTATTACTTCTACAAGACGTGACCATTGTTTATCTTGTAAAGTATTAAAAGTAAAACCTGCTCCTATAACAGCTAAAGTATCTATTTCAGTAATTTCTTCTTTTGTTAAGTCATCGTAAAACATATCTATAACTCCAGAAGGATGCATAAGTTTACGTCTAACTACCCAATCACCATCTTCAACAAACTGTAAATCAGGATCTTTATCGTAATCTATATCTAAAGGATTAACTACTTCATAAGTTGGTTCTTTGTGTTCAACCCCTCTTAAACTGTAAACTTCTCCTGTTACTAACCAATGAAAAAACTCTAAATCGAATTTTTCACTCATGCGTTGTTGAACTTTAATATAATCAATAGCATTTTGTCCAAGCATGGCTCTTTTGTCCATATAAGTAGAATCAAAAGTTTCTTTAACTTTTTCAGGCAACTCTGGTTGCTCTGCTTCTACACCTGTTTCAATACCTTGTTGGTTTACTTTTTCTAAAAATAAACTTTCTAAATTATTATATATTTCATTATTTAAAGCTTCAGTTTTTTCTGTAACTACGTCATCGTTAATAACATAAACCATATCTTTCTTAGGACGCTTACTATATTCAGATCTAAGCAAATCTATTTTAGATTTAATAATAGGAAAGTTTTGTACGTCTGCCCAATCACCTTCTAAAGGAACACCTAAAGGTTCAGTAATTAATTTGTAATCTTCTATGCGAATATTACCATTAGCGTAATCATATAATTTTTTTAACCAAGTTTTCCAATTATTACTAGTAAACGTAGATCTACCTATATAAGCATTACATGTTGTTTTAGCCCATTCAAAATCTGTTGCCGCTTTCTTAGCATAAGACACGTTTTGATTAGGTATATCGTAAACCATTCCTACACTGTTAACGTTTTCCATTATATTTTTTAATTTACAAATTTAATACTTTAAATTGTTTGAACCTAATCTAGAATTAAATCTATTAAAAAATTCATCATCATAAATAGATTTAATTTTTTCTGATACTGGAGGTTTAAGCAATAATTCTTTTTTATATAGCATTGCAACTAACAATGCTGAAACTCTGTCAAAGTTGCCTTCATAATCAAATTTAATAATTTCCTCTAATAAAGGAACACTGTATATTTTATGAAGATTTAATTCAAACACACCATTTATATCTTTATCTCTAGGTGCTAACAACCAATCTCTTAAATAACTAACTGCTGTTTTTTTAACTTCTAAGTTACTCATACTCACACCATAACGTCTTCCAAGTTGTTTGCGTGGAGCATCACTAGTATCATAAACTGTTAGTTCTGTTTCTAGTCTATGTAATTTTTTATTTACTCTAGCATACGATTCTATATCACCATCTCTATCGTTTTCGTAAACAATTTTACAATTGTAATACTCTGCCATATCAAACAATGTTTTGTTAAAATCATCATGTACGTTAGGTCTAGCTATATATTCACATACTATAATATCATAAGGTTTAGAAAAATTATTAATTCTTTTTATAACGTAAGCTGCTCCTAATGAGTCTCTTTTGGTAAGTTTTTTATCTTTTCCTTTATCAATAGCATAAGGATCTACAGCTATAAAATATAAATCATGAGGAGTGTGGCCTCCAGATTTATAAGCAGGTTGGTATTGTATTACACAACCTTCACCGTCTACATCTGGTTTATAAGGAAAATTAAGAATAGGTTTTAAGTCATCTTTAGGTTGAAATTTAACTTTTCCATCTGTATCTGTAAAAAACTCACCAGTTGTTCCTAAATATTGTAACTCTCTACGTGAACGTATTTCGTTAACTTGTTGATTAAGTTCTGCTTTAGGAAATATATTAGTTCCTATTTTAATAAAAGCTTCTTGAGGAGTACGAGGAAATTCAGCAAGATACGCATCTAACGCATTTCTATCTTTAGAACTACGTTTAAGTCTTTCTACTTCTTGTTCAATAAAGGCTTTAGCAGGTTCTGTTTCAGATATACCTTTGTTTATAAAACCACCTTTACTATAATAATCAGGTAAAAAATAACCTATAGTTGTATTACTTCTACCTTCATCATATATGTTTTGATATGCTCTAAACCCATATGTTTCAGGATCATAGAACATTTTTTCAAAATCTACTTGTCCTCCTGAAAAGTCTCCTCCAGTTCCAAACACAAACATTTGTCCACTTACGTCTGTACCTTCTTCAACTAATGCTTTAGTTGCATTATATGTAGCTAATAAATTTCTAAAAGTACCTGCTTCTTCATACAATACAATGTTTGCATCTTTTCCTCTAAGAATACCAGCATTAGTTTTTGTTGTAAATGCTACCACTCTACTTCTAAAACCTATTACAATACCATTTTCTTCAAATCCAGATTCTACTTCGTCTTTAGGTTTGTTAATAAATCTGTTTTTACCAAAATCAGTATAGCTTTGTAAAAAAGTTAAGTACGTTACAACCATACCCATAGTTTCTTCAGAATATGTAGAAAGTTCTGCTACTATAAGAGAAGTAGATTTTCTAGTAAATGTGTACATCCATGCACATTTAGCTGCATTCTTATATGAATATCCTCTCCTTCTAGGTTTAAGAATAATCATATGTTGACCAGCTTCTCTAGCTATTTCACATTCAGTAAAATAATACCAATCGCTATCCCAAAACGCAGGAAACGTAACTTGTTTATCTACTTTACGTTTAACTATTCTTTCTTCTGATGTTCTAGCAACAGTTAATTTAATCTGACAAAAGTTTAAATAAAAATAATGCTCTCCTGTTATACGTACACCTCCAACAGAATATCCATTTTTACAATAATATTCTTGTAAATCCCAGTATTCTACCCAAGCCATACTGTTTTTAGGTT